GGTTATTAAATAGAGTCCAGAGAACAAAAGCACCAGTAATCCAGCTCTTACCAACTCCCCGAAACGCCTGTATCTGTAGTCGCTTGGGACCACTCTGCAAGTAATCTGCAATTGCATATTGTGCCCTCGTAGGTTGTGGAAGATCTAGCTGTGCCCACAAAGCTTGCAGAAACAGCTTGAAATCGTCCTGTAGGGCGGTTAAAGTGTCTTTCATATACTAAGGTGTATTTTATCGTTTAAAGCGTCCTGTGCGTCGTTTACCGCTACCCCATTCAGGTGTAACAAGATTACCTTCTTCATCCTGACCTTGTATCCCTTTAGTCATGTACCACAGCTCTCTATCTTCAGCTTTTTGTTCTTTCATATCTACTTGCCACTGTTTCATTTCAGCTAGACCCCACATCATTGTGGCTGGTGCCCACATAGGAGGAAAGATCCATGAGGATTCCTGTAAAGCTCCAGAAGCAGCCATTAAGTCATTAGCTTTTTGCTGTTCAATAGATTCTTCTCCATCCAATAAAGATTTAGCAATAGCACTTCCAGAACCTAAGAAACCCATACCTCCTAAACCAATAGCACCACCAAGTTTTACTTTGGTAGGTATTCGATCAATAACTTTGCTTGCCCCAGTAATAACTTGTTTAATCTTTTTACCATTAACGGTAGATTCGTAAACAGGTTTGGCTTCTGTATTTTGTTTTACTACTTTTAATATTTCTTGAGTCTTGGTAGGTTGAATTACCTTTTTAACAAACTTACCATCCTTTATTTCAAACCCGGGTACAGCACTTTCAGCACTACTATATTTTTTAATATCGTCTAGAGATTCTATTTTAGTTTCATCAGGTATAATTCCTTTTTGTTTATAGTTCTCTACAACATCTAGTAATTCTTGGTCAGCTTTATACTTAGCTTGGTTTTTAGCTATTTCAGCATTTGGGTCACTATATCCTGAAGCAGCATCGACTACTTGATATCCTTTTAATTGATAATCTCTAGGTAATTGATTAGGATCTAAACCTTGGTTTCTTAAATGCCAATCTGTAAATGATTGCATCCAATTTTCTGGTATAGCTAATTCTCTGGCTA